GATAGGGAAGCTAGTTCTGGTACGGCAAATCCACCGCCACCAGCACTAAACGCAATAGTACCACCATTACTTAGTGTTTCTGTGGGAGAGTTAGAAACTGGTGTTCCAGATGCACTAGATGTAGCACCTGAGATAGTATTAGTTCCACTGAATGAAACCTTAGTAAGATATGTGGAAGAGGAAGAGTTAGAATCAATTCCATAGTTTTCCCACTGTTCTTGTTGATAATATAAAATTTTGTTTGCACTATCATACTCTACTACTCTACCAGTAGCATTGTTTCCTGATTGTGTAATCTTTTCATCTGGTTCAAATGTTCCACTTGTAGACGAAAATTTAACTGCATGTGTCATTCTTGTTTGTGTTGCAGTTGCAACTGTTGTTGTACCAGCATTTGTTGGGTCTACAACGATACCAACTTCTCTAAAATCGTTTCCGATTGCAAAGTCATCTGTCTCTGTTTGTTCTAATTTAGTATTCATCATAACGAAGTGGCCACCTAATTCTGATACAGGATCAAAACCATGTCCAACTTGAGGTGATATGATTGGTACAACTGCACCACCAGAACCAGAACCAATTGATACAGAAGAAGTCAAGCCCGCATCCGAGTATACTTTGTTTAGGTTTACAACACCATAAGTGTAACCTTCTCCAGGCGCCTCTATTTGTGAATTGGTTGTTGCATTAGAACCAAAGGCTTTAATCTCGCCACCAGATACAACAATCTTAACTTTACCACCAGTGCCATTTCCAAGGATAGGCGCATAGTAAATTCCACCAGCCCCACCAGAACCATTTGTACCATTAGTATTTGAATAACCAGAACCAGCAGTTGTTCTAAGAACTTTTACTGGAGCGCCATGATAAGGTGCAGTATCACCAGATGCAGTTACAGTGTCAGCAGAAACGGTAGAGTTTACTTTCACTGGAATAAAATCTGATGTTACAAACTTATTAACTTCATTGGTTGTAAGTGTGTACATATATTGTAGATAATATCCACCCTCAAAGAATGGAGTAGATGATGTTGATGTTGGCCCTGAAGCACCAGCTGCAATCGCAGCACCATTATTGTTATCAAGAACTTTATATACTTTATATTCAGCAGTCATAAAGTAAAAAGTTGAGTCGTACAAATTAGTTGCACTGGATGTTGCTGGGTTTGTTGAAGTTACATCATGTTCATACATATCATAAACAACACCATTGGAATATGTTCTACGAGGAATAACGTATGAAACGTCTGTAGAACCAATTCTTTTGGCAGCGAGCATCGAGTCCCACTTGTAACTTTCTACTGTTACAGTATCCTGTGGTACAGGTGGAGTTGTATCAGCCCCTCCACTAGTTGTTGCAGTAAAAGGTGAACTCTTACCAATAAACAAATAGTAATTAGATGCAGAAGATTCTGAGAATGACTCGTGAAACTGGTCTGCATTATGTTGTCTGAATTTTTCAGTGATTATCGCTGCCATTGTTTTTTTCCTATATTACAAGATTATTTATTCGTCTTCACCAGCAGGATTTGTCGCAGCAAGATGTGCCGCATATGCAGTTTTTACTGCATCAGTATGAAACTGTGTAATCATTGCTTGTACGTCTGCACTCTCAGCAGCAACTGCTTCATCGGTTGCATCTGGTGAAACAACATGTCTGCTGAATGAACGAGACAGTTCAACACCGTCCTCTTCAACCACCGTAGCTGTTCTCACTTGAATGTGCTTGAATGCTCCAACCACTTCAATTTTATCTTGTTCTGTTCTTTTAGTAATAGCCATTTTTTGTCTCCTATTTTAATTATCGTGACTTAGCATGTCACCTGTCCGACCCAATCTCTGAAAGGGTTATGTGTCTGTAAAATATGTCATACCAAACATTATTGTAGGTGTACTTCCCCATCCAGATGGAGAAAGATAAGATGAAGTTGTTCCTGCTCCATTCAGATAAGTTACATAAGCCTGAGTAGTACCTTGATTTCCGTATGCATGTAAACTATTAACATTTTGTCCAAGACTATGAACATATGGAAAACTTCCAGTAGAGTACTGGTCACTGCCAGGTGCTATGGTAAATGGAAACCCTGATATGTAACCATAAGTTCCTGTCATATTCGATCCCAGACTAAGTACAGAAACGTAACATTGTATATAAACCATTTGACCAATTTTTGTGTAAGTTCCAAGTCGTACATTATAATTTTCCCCAGTAGGTGCGTTTGCCCCTTTTAACGTAGGTGTCCAACTGCCTTGTTCATAATCGTCTAGCTTATGATCCGCATCAGTTCCACCGAGGTATATACCGCCTGATAGGTAAGCGTCTTTGAAGCGTTTAGTACTGTAACCAAGATCTAAAGCGTTATCTGTGTAACTACCAGTAGCTACGTTTGTAGGAATAATAGCATCTAGTGTTGACTCTATAGTTACACCAGCATCACCTGAACCAATGTATAAACCGCCAGAATTATTACCAATACTACCTACACCTGTGCCGTCTTTGTAAAAGTTTAAAATAGTGCCATCAGAGGAGTTCCTATTTATAGCCATAGGTGTACCACTACGGCTTACATAAGTTTCTCCATTTGGATGTGCTTCAAACCCATCTACATTATAACCAGCACTTGTCTTACCGATTAACACCTTTTCATTACTGTCAATCCTAAGTGCCGTGGCGTCTGCGTTATCGTCAATGCCTTTTGAAGTAAATGCACCAGTAGTAGTAATTGCTCCAGAAGTGTTGATTGCAATATCATTTGCTAGATCAGCAGTAGTAATTGCACCGTCAAGTACCGCTGTGGATTTAATTGTATCAATTGCCATTACTATCTATCCTTAATGTAAGTCTGTCCATGCAGTACCGTTATATACTTGAGCTTTGTTTGTTGCAGTCAAGTAAATCATCATACCAGCGGCAGGAGAAGATATTGCACTATCTCTTGCAGTTGTTGTTGCGTGTACTGCTAATTGAACATGATTAGATGCAGTGAATGATGCACCAGCGATTGCGCCTGTACCAGTAATAGTAGGTGATGTCAAAGTCTTGTTAGTAAGTGTATCAGTAGATACCAAACTTACCAATGTAGAATTTGCACCAGCAGGAAGTAACATTGTATTCGTTACACTTGCACTATGTGGTTGTGGTTTGATTGTTTGTCCATGTGAGTTTGCATGACAGTTAAGTTTAATCTGTCCCTCAACTGATGAACCGTCACCTTTGATTTCTACAATCTGTGTTGCTGGATCAAGATCTAAATTGCCAGATGCAGTTGTCACATCTCCACCAATAACTGGTGAAGTCAATGTTTTGTTTGTAAGTGTCAAAGTATTTGCAGCAAGACAAATAGATGCAGTATCACTCAAGTCTGTACTTGCAATTGTGATTGCAGAAGAACCATCGAATGCTTGTCCAGCAATATTAACTGATGCCGCAAGAGCAGTTGCCGTTGCAGCGTTACCTGTAGTAGAACCAGAAGTTCCAGAACAGTTACCAGTTACGTTTCCTGTAAATGTACCAGCGATTGCGCCTGTACCAGTGATGGTTGGACTTGTTAAAGTCTTGTTTGTTAAAGTCTGAGTTGCAGTATTCAATGTTACTGTGTCAGATGAAAGTGTAGAACCATCGCCAAGCTTGGAGTACACTTCTACGAAATTGGCGTTGATTTTGCCTGCTCCACTACGGAGGTCATCGCCTGTTCCGTCATTCGCAGAAGTTCCACGCCCTATTGCTTGATATGCCATTCTGGGTTTCTCCTATTAATTCCTATAGTTATTTATACGACTAATCTCACTGACTATCGTATGTTTGTGTATTTTTATCAAAGGTTGTGTCTATTGTTGAGAATAAAGAGAGCAACCCTGTTCCTGTATTTGCATCTGTATCAAAGTTATCATCTGTTGCATCAAAAGAAACAGTACCTTGGTCAAAAGATGTTGCATAACGACCTTCTGTATCATCTACTTCTGTTCCACCTGTCTCTTCATCAAATCCTGAGAAGATGTTATCGAAAGATACAAAGTCATTATCAAATCTATTTATTAACCCACCTCTGTCAATGATAATCTCAGAAGGAGGCATAACATTAATTCTTGTGTTGTAAGCTGCATCTGGAATGTCACCATTCGAATCAGAAACTTGATTAATTCTAATATGTCCAAACTGTCCGATAGGATATAAATCTCTTGTGTCATTATATCCAGGCGTAACTGAACGCCCAATAGGGTCAGTATAGTTTGGTATAACTCCAGCAGTTCCAATTGGTGGAACTGCGAAGGCATACTTTGCAAGATTTTCTAATGTTGGGCCTAAAGTGAACGGAGTATTAAGTCTATTCCTATCTAGTCTCACACTTACAGTTTGTGTTAATGTTACTTCACGTTCATTTCTAGCAAAATCTGTAACGTCTTCCCCAGCAACTTTTGCATTTGCGTTTACACTTGTACTATCTGTTGTAGTACCCAATCTCCTACCAAACACTGTTGTGAATAGAGTTCTGAATGTAGAAGCAAGTTCTGGAGTGAATGTTCCAGTGTCACCAGTGAAGTCGTAAATATCTCCAGCAGCTGGGTTTCTAATTCTTAGAGAATTTAATTGTGCCTGTTCTAAAGATGTAGCAAAAGAAACCTCACCAAACACGTTCCAACCAGCAGGGTGAATTGACCTACGAACACTATCTCTCCATGTGTTAATCGACTCACCGATACGAACAACATAAGAATAATCTTGATAGTAGAAACTATCTTGAACCTTCATAGAAGATTCACTAATCTGTCCTCTATCACTTACATACCTACCACCAGTTTGAATTGTAGCACCAATAACTGTTTCTGATTTTGAGTGTACACACTGCACAACCTCAGCAGAAGCTCCAGTTGCAGTAGTTATAATTTCTCCTCTAGTAAAATGTTCTACAGGAGTTTTTAATTCAAGCAATCTATTTACAGGATTAAAAGAAACAATCGAAGCTGTATGAGATGTAAACGTATCACCAATAGTGAAATTTCCAGATATGTTTTTAATAATTACATTTCTGTTCATGGTTATATCTGGAACACTAGTGTATCCTAAACCAAGATTTGTAATACCAACTTTAAGAACTTTACCAACACCACTGTTAGAGAGGGCGAGTATAGAACCACCAGAACCAGTTGATGAAGTGATACCCATAGAAGGTAGAGTTGTATAACCACCACCATCTTCAAATATTTCTATTCGAGATAATGAACCTGTTTCTGATGCAACACCCAAGTCAGTGAATGTTTGATCTTCAACGATTATAACATCACCAGTTTCTAAAAGTAAAGTATCTGGCTCTGACAAGTTTTGTTCTTGTCTAATTTTAAAATCTTCAGATTCTTCTCGTAAAACCTTTTCACCAGTTTCATATATTATAGTATCACCACTCTCCATTAAGAGATTGTCTACATGTTCTATAATGATATCGTTGTGGTGTGTCTCGCCTTCATAAACGATGTTGTCAACTTCAGTTTCAAGTTCTAATGATAATGCACCACCAAGAACTTTAATCTTTGCAGCTGCGCCAGAACCATTTGTGTTTGAGTTGTTGAATGTAATTACATCATCATACACATATCCTGTACCACCACTCTCAACATGAACTTGATCAATACCACCTTCACCAATATCTGTGATAGCACCTTGAACGCCGATACTTCCTAAGTTTTCGAAGTGAGCTTTGTCATCTACTTTGTAGTACTGTCCCTGTTCTGTTACGGTAACATTACCAACAATGCCAGAAACTTCAGCACGAATAAGTTGGTCTAAATCATTTGATATTGCGTTAATTGTTTCGCCAATAGTAAACGTGCCACTAATTGTGGTTCTGTCAAGATTGAGTTCTGCAATAAGTTGTGCGCCCTCTTTGTACTTAACAATAGTTTGACAAACAGCAGTCGCACCAGAAGTTTCACCAGTAACTACTTGACCAATAATTTGGTTAAAGTCTGATGTACCAATCTCAGTAACACGCATTAGTAAATCATCAGACCATTGGCCATTTGAAACTCTTAGAACATTTTCTCTTGGGTATAGGAGTGAAGACTCTTCATCGAAAAGTATTCTGAAGAATAGTTTGTGTCCTTCAAGAGTACCTTTAGCCTCATACAAACTCCTAATGTTCTTCATTAAGTTTCGTTTAGAAACACCACTTGCAATACTCTCTGGAATAGATTCCATAATAGAGTCTTTGAAGTTATCTAAGAAATCATAAACTGTATTGTCAACATCTGCATATGCAAGAAGTTGTTGAATGTTCTGTACAGGGTTTGCACGATATGAAACAACAGGAGCTTTAGCACCAGATGTTAAACCAACTACAGTTTCGCCTGTTTGAAATTTTTGTTGAGATGATATGTAAAGAACTTTTGTATTATCATAATCATCAACAAGTATCTTTGCTGTGTATCCAGTAGTTTCGCCACGAATTTTTTCTCCAGCAACAAACTTACCAACTGACTCTTCAAGTACGACATTCTCTTCTTGTTGATCAAGAATATAGTTTACACTATTAGTTTCTTGAATCAGAAAATCGTTTGAACCGCCAAGTGTCAGTTCAGCAGATTCTAAAAACTGATAGTAATGTTTTAGAAAAAGAGCAAACTGAGGATGATCTGCCTGAACAAATTCTGGCAGTTGATACTGAACGTGAGGTGATACCTTGTTAGTTAGTTTTGGTGTGTTACCAGCCATTTAGACAAACCCTATTAATAAGATGAACCGCTTGAAGACGAACTAGAAGAAGAAGAACTTGATGAACCACCGAATGATACATCAGTAGCACCACCAGTTGAAGTTGTACCAAAAGTTCCAACAACAGAGTGAGAACCTGGCGAAGCAGTCTTACCATCTTGGTCTGTTTGTGCGTCAATAGTTGAACCACCAACATCAATACTTAAAAGTTGATTTCTTACAGAAACAATATCATTTGAAGATGGGATTGAGAAGAAGTGAATTGTACCATCGTCATTAACAGTAGATGTAACTTGAAGGTCATTGACAATAATAATACCATTATTATAATCTATTGTACCGGCATTATTATTTAAGTAAACTCTTTTCTGAGCAACAACACTATACACACGAGTCAAACCAGAGCCATCATCATCAATATAGAATGTGTCTGTTGAACCAGCAAGAGTAAATCCTGTTGATGCAATTACTGGTGGTTCGTCATCGTGAGGATGATAGATAGAATTATAATACTTGACAATGTACTGTTGTTTAGTATTGATTGCAGCTCTCATAGACTTATACATTCTTATGTTTGTAATATTGTTTATGATTGCTTTGTCAGATGTATCAATCAATCTAGACAACTCAGAATATCTAAACATACCGTCAAACTTCTCTAAGGTAGTATCACTATAATCATCAATTGTTTTATTAACTATAGTCTCTAAGTCACCAGAACTTTTTACAGTATTCTCTGGGTTATATCTGAACGAAACATTCAACACAATGAATATTGTTTCTGGATCAATAATAACTGGTCGAACAGATGCAATATTATAATTAGATAACTGACTAATAATAGTTGTCTTCTGTTGTTCTGTTAAGAATGTTCCCTGTAGTGGGCTAATAGAAATGTAAACATTACCGTAAGTCTTTGGGTCATTATCTTCACCACCCCACACTTGAATTGTTTTAATGTTAGGATAGATCGAAGGCAGAATAGTTTTATAATCATATGCTGTAACAGCACGTTTCTGAGCCGTGTAACTTAGAGGAGCATTGTATTTTATAGAACGAATTGTTTCTGGTTCTGCACCACCAGTTGCGGCAGATATAGTTGATACTGCAATATTACTTTGTCCAGATATTGAAGTGGAATTGAAAGAACTTGCACCATTAGCGGCCTCTTTGTTAGTAACAACATATTCTAGAATTATAATATTACCATCAATAGGTTTCTTACCAATTACGTTGTCACCGAAGTAAACTTCAAACTTTCCATCTTCTACTTCTTGTAGAAAATATTTTCTATCTGTACCTGTTACGTTTGTTATTTCATCTGCAAGAGAATATGCTTCGATAGTATTATCAGATGATGAGGCTTGAACGGAAACTTTTAATGTTGTAGTATCGGCTCTGTTACTTGTAATCAAATATTTCTTTTCTGGGTCATTTGAATCTACTGTGTACTTTGTAGTAACAAGAGTTCCCTCATAGACAGGAAGATTACCAAAGATAATAAGACCATTAGTTTGTGTTGCAGTAACATCTTCATTAACAACAAACCCATAACTAGTTCCACCGATTGAAGTTGTAAACTTCTGGCCCTTATTAATTGTTAAAGATGATAACGAACCATTACTAACAGTGATATCCAAATTTGCCAAAGGCGCACGAGCAGAACGTGGAGTGTAACCCAAAGTCTTTGCATGAGAAACAACTGAGTTACGAAGAGATGAACTATCCAAGAACATTTCGTTCGCCGCAAAGTTAGCATTCATTGCAAGGTAATGTGTGTTGTATGCCAAAACATCAAGTATCGCAGAAAGACCAGAACCCTCAAAGTTATAATCTGAAAATTCAGACTGACCCTTCATGTATGTTTTTAGATTTGTTTTTATGTCATCAAAGTCTAACTCTGTGACTTGTACTTTTCCTGCCATTTATCTTAGTCTCTCTAAAAATAATTGTACCGACTGAGCTTCAGACGGAGAATTTACAACAAAGAACTCAATGGTAACATTGTAAGCATTCTGATCAATGTTTGCGTTTGATTTTATACTTATCAATTCTACTCTAGGTTCAAAGTTATCAATAACATCCTGTACATATCTGGATAGTAAATCCTCAATAACGGGCGAAACTGGTTCAAACAATATAGAACGAATGTTTGATCCAATCTCTGGATGAAAGGGTCTTTCGTGAAAATTCGTATTGATGAGATTTCGAACACTACGTTTCACTGCTTCGATGTTTGATATCTTTTGAATATCACCAGTAAGAGGATGTGCAAGGAAATTCAGATTCAAATCTTTAAAGACTTGTCCGTTACGTTCCGAATTGTTTGTCGCCTCAGCATCTCTAAAAGCAGTTGGATTTGCAGCCATTCTTATTCTCCTTATTTGTATTTATAACGAAACTCAGAGATTAATTAAGGAACGATTAGCAATATGTCCCTCTTCAATATCAGATTTTGATTGTCCGTGATATGCAACCGCATGATGATTCTTAATCATCAACTCATTGATTGAGGTATCTGCAAAGTCAGTTGTTCTCCATAACTCACCAAGGATACGGCCGTATTTACCTTCTGCATCCTTTCTTGTTTTAAGAACAATACCACCCTCATCATCTAACAACTTAGTAATATAAGCTTTTGCGGCAAGTCCATACTTCTTTTCTTCCAAGTCTCTTGTACGACTTTCTGGTGTGTCAATTCCAAACATACGAATACGTTCTTTCTTTAACCATACACCAAACCCCAAGTCAATATCTACATCAACTGTATCACCGTCTATTATCTTTACTACCTTACATCTATACTCATACATTTTTCATTTCCTATTTCGTTTTTGTTATCCTGCTGACACTGTACCAGAGCCAGATGCAGATGCATTTGCCACCCAACTTTCGTGTCCTCCAGTTGCATCACCTTTTCTGTGTATTGGAATTCCGTTTACACTTACTGTTCCACTACCAACTGTTGCTGGATCACCACAACTAGTAGTATCCCCAACCCTTACAACTGCAGCACCATCACAAAAAACATTTGGTGAACCTGTAGCATATGCAGTTTTATGGAATGCGCCAGGTGAAGGACTTAGGTGTCCGACATGACTATCCAAACCAACTCTTGTAACTTCAGGCATAATTTCTCCTACGCAAGATTATAGAATGTTCCAACATTCTTATATCTACTATGATTCCAAAATGTCATCGACTGTCCTCTATTACTAGATGGAGTTAATGATAGGTGTATCCAAGGATTACCTGTTCCAGTATTTTTATATTCTAGTAACAATTGATCGTGTGGAACATTCGCACGAATCCAAACCGCAATCTCATGGTACTCAGATTTTGATGAACCTCTGAACTGCATGTCGCAGGCCATTCCTCTTTCGTGTTGGGACGTTCCTTTAGCGGGACGGAAACCAGATGTTACAAACATATTTGGGTATTGTTGTTTGATAGGTTCAAGTGAGTTAACCGCAATGTTCTTCAAGTTATTAATAATCTGTTCTGATGTCAATCCATGTTGCGGGCGTATCTTGTGTCCGAATGATGCTCGAGAAGAAATCATTCCGAGTGTGAAACTTGGAGACAACTGTAATGAATAATCAATACCATTAGATGGTGTTACTGTTACCTGTTCGACTCCTTGAACATTCTGATTACCAGCCGCTTCATTGTTTTCATTAGCGTTTGTTCCATCACTAGAACCATGATCTCCAACATCTACTGGAACTGGTGGAGATGAGAGTACTGTTCTTGCAGCACTGTTCACATTATAATTTCCTTCAAGTCCATTGTAAGAATAGTCGGAGAACTTACTAGGAAGTGCAGAACCATCTTTGATAGCGGCACGAAGTTCATCTTCTGTTTTCTCAACATCATCATCACCATGAAATCCACCTTCATCAGGCAGTTCAACCAATTCTTTTTCTGGAAGAACAATTGCTTCTGGTGGTTCTTCAATCTCTTCACCATCAGTATAACTAACTGCGCCTCTAGAATCTTTGAAGATAATATCTTGAGCGGACAATGCGGCTGCTGGAGCTCTACTTGTCTTATTAAAATCAATAGTAGAACCAACTAAGTCCATTGCACTTGATGATGTAAGGTTCATAGTTGTGCCTGCATTGATATCCATAATCGCATCAGTGATAAGATTTATATCATCACCATACATGAATACGCCATAACCATCACCAATGAAATCTGTATTACCCTTAATACTCGTTTTGTAATTACCATCAGCAGCAATATCTAAATTAGCCTGCGTCTGTAGTTTCATATTACTTACTGATGTTGCGGTAATCTCTTGTTGTGCGGTAATCTCTGTAGACTCATTAGAATACATACGGATGTTTTTGCCTGCATGGAATGTAATGTTTCTTCCTACATTGAAGTTCAAGTCTTCATCTACTTGTGCATTCATAGAACCACGAACATATACTTCACTGTCTCCGTCAATGTAAACCTTACAGTCTCCACGAACACGAACACTTTTATTCTGATGAACGATTTCAAAATCTTCACCAACTACTTTAGTTACTTTAGTTCCGTCTGGATGAATCTCATAGAAAGTTCCAGAACGATGATACTCATGTATCCGCTCATGGCCTGGCGTATCATCCAGTTCTTGAATATGTCCACTCTCTGTTTCCTTCACATGATTGAAAGGATACTGGGCATTGAACTTTGTTTCTGGTTCTCCAGTTAAATCATCTACACGTTTTCTTTTATAGTTGACAACTGGATGTTGTTTACTTAAATCATTTACTGCAAGTCTATTCGTATCAACTTCATTTACTCTACGAGGATAGTATGAACGAGGATCGGCAAAACCATTCAATGTTTGTTGAGTAGATACTGTAACCTTAATCTCTTCACCAGCTCTTGGTGGTTCATCAAATACAATTTTGTTTTCTTCAATTTTATATGACATTATACGACCCCTGATGATGACGATGTATCACTAGTATCTTCTGTTTGAATACCAACTGACTTTGCATAATCGGAAATAGATTGTTGATTATTTTTAACTTTTGAAGGAACACCTTTGGAGAACTCTTGTGGATAAAAATGGCCAGGATCGTTTGATATATCATTCTTCAATCCTGCTGAAGCCATTGCTGAGCGTGCAACACCAGTATATGGGTTTGGACTTCTACTACCTGTATCATACTTACCATTAACATATATCACCAAGTCAATTGCAACAGCAAACTCATGGTATGATTTACTTGCCGCTTTTACGCCTCTAGATTTAATTGCTCTCTGCATTGCTGGAGTTCTGAAACCACCTTCTGCGCCGATGGTTGCATCATATCCTTCGTTCTGTGAAATAATATTAATGATACCTTGTGCAAATCTATTACGAACCCAAGGCAATAATTGATTTAACATTTTAGCAGTTTGTGCGCCTTTCCTAGACCCAACTCCATCAAAGTCTTCAGCAGTCCACGTTCTTCCCCAAGAATAATCAGGAGCATCAACTTCAGTATTCGAATATGATTCGGGTGGTTTGTTTGTAGGTCTATCAGACTGTCCGTCTTTTGTTACGAGAACAGTTGCGTCTGTAGTTTCGAATGGAGTTGCAAATTCTGTTGTAGTACCATCTGCAATGATAGTTACTGTTTCCAACCTATCAGTTTCTTTTGTTGTCTCTGGTGAGAAGTCAAAAGGCGCTCCACCTTGTGGTGCAGATGCGGAGGTATTATTGCCAGGAATTGTTCCTAACACCATTGGTTCTTGCATATAATCTGGGTCACGCCAGAAACCTACACACCATGTACCTTCGATTGGGCCAGTGGGCGAACTACCCACACCACCAGAAGATGCAGAGTTAGCGGGTTGCATACACAATGCCCAAGGTAAGTCAACTGTTGGTAGTTTAGTTTTATCTTCTGTATGATATCCAAAGATACGACAACGAACTCTTCCTAATGACATAGGGTCGCCTCTATCTTCTACCACACCGATCCACCAAACAAAACCATCACGGCCAGTAAAATAAGAAAGTTGTTGTTCCATTAATAAATTCTCCTGTATGTATTTATACAGAAAACACAGAAGCGTGTGTGTGATACTGAAGACACACATTTATAATAATATAGTTATGGCTTGACAAATAATGGAATGTATAATATAAGTAAAGGGTGATGTCAAATCACAGATATAAAAGGAATTTCTAAAAATGAAAACATCAATCTTAGCTGCAGCAGTAGTTGTTGCAGGCACACCCCTATTAGCTGAAGACGGTTTAAACTTCGGCGGTGAAGTAAAATCACTTTACAATGTAGACAAGTCAACAACTTCAGTAACAGTTAAACCATCTGCAACATATGGCATTGGTAAAACAGAACTAGAAGTAAGTTCAGTAATCTCTGCATTTGATTCTACTGCAGCAGACAACATGACATTGTTCAACACATTGGAAAAAGGTTCACGCCCAACTATTGACCTTTCTGCAACATACAACTGGACAGACTCTTTGGAACTAGAAGCAAAATCTTCTTGGGACGTAGATGCAGCTGCTCGTGGCGATATCACAATCGGCGCTACATTTAACTTCTAATGAATCCTCAAGTCCGAACAGTTATCCTTATGTGGATGGTAATAGTACTACTACACTTCGTAGTGATACCTGTTTGGATGTGGAGTTTAGGATTATAAAAAAAGAGGCGAGCAAAAACCCGCCTCTTTTAAAATGGAAAAGACTATAGATTAAACTGTATCAGTCAATTCCTTCACACTCTGGATTGTTTCCAGAACATCATCATAAATCATAAACCCTCTAACGGTATCATCCTTTGATGTTATTGGTGGTATTGATTTAGGTTCACCATTCTTCATCAACATGATCTCAAAGAGACCTTGCTTACCGCCGTAAGAACCATTGTGCCTTACGATACTCAAACTATATCCGTTATCAAATCCTATAGTACCAGCGTACTCGCTTCCTTGAAGAACAGGACTAGTAAACAACAAACCTTCAGATAGTTTAAACTCTTCTACATCTTCGAACATTTCTCTGCACCCTTTGACCGCTTGACCCGCTTTTTTACTACTGACACACTACTCTGGGAGTACGAGACCCATCAGAGTGATATACGAACTTAGACCAACACTGAGCAGTTCCGCCTTGTGCGATATTACCAGTGTGTATTGTCAGATTGTTATTCGTATACGTCTGTGTACTATTCTGATTAAGTATCTGCGTAAGTATGTGTTGTATCACAACTTGCTTCATAACATTCGTGTTTGACACATTATCAAAGGCCTGAGCCTGTGAACCGAATGCACATACCATCGCTACTGTCATTAACATCTTTTTCATATTACGCTCCTTCTCTAATTAGTATTCTGCCCAAGTCTACATCCTCAAAGACTTTATCCAAAGCCTGCATGATCCATTCTTGTTTATTCTTCTTAGCCTCATCGTATGCATTCTGAACTGCATCCAACTCATCCATAGAGATAACCTTTACCTTTGTCTTTATATATGCATATGTCATACTGATTCCTTTTCTCTAACTTACCCTTACATTATACATGTAATCATAACAAGAGTCAAGCATTAAATATGTAATAGAATCAATCACTTAGAAAATAAATTACTATACTTGTGTAACTTATCTCTCTTATTATTAACTTGAACGCCTATCTGAATAGGATCTATACCTAAGTGATTCGCAGTAAGGTTAATCATACACTGTAGATCACCTAACTCCTTTGCTAACTTCTCAGTATCATTCTCAGGAAAACGAATCAGTTTAGACGCCTCTTGCGCCACCTCTGCACACTCTTCCATGAGAATCACTAGGACTTCCATTTTTTTATCTAAGTAGTGCTTTTGATTCTCGCTCAGTTTTGAGGGGGGGCTTTCTGAGAATGCATCTATATCATCTTGACTAATCATTGGGTTCATCATTTCTCTGAGGAAGGTATTGAATAACTCTTTGCATTACGGAATATCTTTCTGTATCTTTATTGCATTTATAGATTACTTTTTCCCGGCCAGTTCTAGGGGGGGTATCCGAATCATTATACCACACCCTCTGAGGAATGTCAAGAGCGAATCAGAAGTTCTCTACCTGTCCCTCTTGTCCACGCATCTCTAAGATAACGAATGGCACTTTAAGTGATTCGGTAACTGTCGCTGCCCACTTACATGCATCATCCCATGATACAAAGTTCATCTTCTCTGTAATGGTCAGGCCCTCTGCGATGCCTTCCAGTACATACTTGTCAAACTCTACTTGGTATCCCATACCTAAGTAATCTTTCTTTAATGTCTCAAGCATCTTAATTGTATCCATAACGAATCACCTTTCTTATTATACTACTATTATACCATAGGTTATTGTTCGTGTCAAGGCCTTAATTGATAGACATACCACGTAGCAACCTCTGTATATCAGTGTCTTTGAAGTCTCCTTTAGAACACCAGTTACGCATTGCAGAACACTCTGTCTGATTCGTTAAGCAGGCCTCATATAGAGGGCATGTATCACAGGGACACTCTTTCTTATTCTCAGGCCCTAAGTGTACCTCAGTAGTATTGTATATTGGTTCTGAGCCTGTATCGTCTTCGTACTTAGTACCAACACCCATATAAGCTTCAGCATCCATCCAAATGTTATCCATAATATATCCTCTTGTTATTAATCATTCTCAACCCTTACATAGCATATTATACTGTATGTCAAGAGCTTTGTCAAGTCTTTTTAGCCATTTAATAGAAATAAAAGCCAAATAAATGCTCCCAGATAGATCATCCCTATCCAGAACAGTACCTTAAGCAGAAACATATGATGTATCCCACCAAGCAGTATAGGCATAAGGTTTGTTCCACTTCCCTACATTAATGTCAATGTAGTGAGCACGAAAGAAATAGTCACTCTGTATATCATCCTCACAGAACCAATCAGAACCCTTCATAGCGGCAATCAACTCACCATAGAAGTCAGCGATTCGTTCATCACCTACCTCACGAGCCCACTCCTCACACCACGAATCATTCACCTGTAAGTAAGTACCTACCTGATATGCATCCTGTCCACGCCGTAAAGCATAGTCATCATTGTGCCTCTGTGCAGACCCAAGAAGGTCTAAGACGCCCTCTTTGATGTTAACCACCAAAGATGAGTTGTGACGTACGGCAATAGAACCCTTCATGCCATACTTCTTTAATACCGCCTTAATCGC